GACGCATCAGTCTGCATCCGTATAAGTGACCCCAAGCACGTTTGTGTGGGTGTCTTCTTGCCATGACCAGCCGACTTTATAGTCAGAAATGTAATTAACTAAATCACCTTCAGCCATGTCATTATAATCGTGCATAGGTATTTTTAAGGTTACAACTTGTGGCTTGTCACAAACCATCATGTCTACGACTGCATACTTTCTGTCGTTGCGTTCATCGTTATATTCGCTCATGTTGATCTCCTTTTAAAAGTTACTAATTTCTTGAAGCCGCCCCTTGTCCCTGTCGTATTGCAGGGTGCAAGCAAGGCCGACCTCACCTGTAAATCTGTTTTTGAGGACACGCAGTTGACGCATGTCTTCACCACTGTCTTTATTGATTTCGAGGGATAGGCAGATGTCGCTGAGTTGGGCTACTGAATGTGAGCCACGCAATTGGTTAAGCCTGACTTGCGCTCCGTCCTCATGCCCCCGGTCACCATCTGGGCGACGCAGGTGAGAGACGACAATCATTCCAATGTCTAATTCTTGAACGATTGTTCGCAGAGTTGTCATCGCCATATCAATGAGTTTTCGCTCATCATTAGTAGCCAAGCCGCTTACAAGAATTGATATGTGGTCTAAGATAATCCACTCAACCTCGAGGGCTTGAACCATATAACGTATGCGGTTAGTAACAACTTCAACGTCAGTACTGCCGAAGTGATCGTACAGCTGAAGACTGTCATCATCGAACATGTTTTTAAAAGCTGACGATATGTCAGCATCGTCAACCTCTGTCCGGTCAACTGTTATATTTTTGTTTAGCTGGATACCTATCAGCCCGAGCAGTGTTCTTTTAACACTCTCCTCAAGCATAATTAGACCGACACGTTTATTGTCAGAGAGTAGCTTGTGAGCAATCTCTCGAACGAGGGTAGTCTTACCCATACCTGACCCGGCGGTTACAGTTACCAGCTCAGAACGTCTAAGACCTTTTGTAATATCATTGAGTGATGGATACGGATATTTAGTGTCACTGACCTCATTTTCTTTAAGGACGATGTCTAAACAATCTGATGCGCTCTTGATACCATCTGGTCTGTATGGCTTTGCTTGATAGATAGCCTCTATTAATTCTTTGGTTCTACCAGCCAGAAGCATATCGTTTGCATCCTTGAGGGGAAGATGTGCAATACGACACTTGCCAGCTGGTAGAACCTCGGCACAATCCTCAGCCGCCTTGCGACCGGGTTCGTCTTGGTCAAACATCAAGACAACATCATCGAACTTGTCGATGTATTCCCAGTGGGTTTGGAGAGCCTTACGAGCTGAAGATGCACCATTCGGTAAACTGACGACAGGCCACTTATTGTCCTGCACTTGCGAGACTGACATAGCGTCAATCTCACCTTCAGTAATTATAAGACGACGACCACTCGACCAGTTATGTGACCCGAATAATTCTGCTGACTTACTTTCGCCCTTAATGGTGAAGTCTTTCTCCGGCGACCTAATCTTCTGAGCAACGATTGCGCCCGAACTGTTACGAAGATTGGCAACCTCATTAAGCTTATTGTTTATAGACGTTACTCCGTAACCAAACTTACGACAGGTAGCCTCTGTTATTCTTCGGTGGGGGAGTGCTTGAGCTTCGCTTGGTAATAGTGCTTGTCTAAACTCTTTCTTCTTTGTCTGAATCGGTAACTGGACAGCTGTTGGGCTATTTTGTTGCGTTGTTTGGCAGACATAACAGTGGGTGTGTCCGTCATCGTAAACTCCTAATCCGTCTGAGCTTCCGCAGTTTTCACAGGAAGCTTTATATAATTCTGATGATGAATGGTCTGACATATTGCTCTCCAAAAATGAGTTACCCCCACCAGCCGAGAGAGGGAGGGAGAAGGCTGGCAGGGGTCTCTCCTTAGCCTTGGCGGTTGTCGCTAAGGCAAGCAAAGCCAATCCTCAGGGATACGCTTGTTGGCGTAGGTAAACCCATGCTTTTCGCAATAGGCGGCATACGTCGTTGGCGAACCCTTGTAGAGTTTTGTCTTTGCGTTTTGGAATACGAAACGGATGTCTAGGTCTGGATGCTGTTCTTTGATAAGCAGATGCTTATGCCTATCTTCGACCAGCCAACGACCCTTGACTTCGACATAAAAAAAGCCACCGGGTTTGGGTAGCTTGAAGTCGGGACAGTATTGCGAATGTCGCGAGGGTATAACATAAGCAATTTTGTCTGTTTCGTATTCTACCGACAGTCCACCATCAGTGATCTGCTCGGCAATCTTGTGTTCAAAGTTTGACCTGAATTTATGCGGAGACTTGGTACTTATCGAAGTCTGATGCCGCTGGTTCTGATTGTTGTTCTTCCTTGGCACTGTTAAAACCTTCTACTGCTTCAAACCCAGATGGAATTGACGCAAGCTCGATGATTTGTACTGCGCCTAAATATGCACTGACGTATTTCTTTCCAGTAACCTCGGTGCATTTAAGTTTGAGTTTTAGCTTGGCCTTAGTACCCCCATAGATTTCTGGAGCTTCCTCGTGAATAAGGAGCTGTGCCGAAGCATCGACAATGACTGGTACATATTTAGATGACGCTTTAATCTCAACTTCAGCTACGTCGGAGTTGACAGTAAACGGCAACTGCACACCTTCGACAGTTCTGAACTCGTCCTTGGCTAAATTATGACACTTCTCAATAAACTCTTTGGCATCAGCCATCGAGAGCTTAAATATTGTTTTGTACCTGCCGTACTTCGGGTCTTCACGATTTACATGAGGGTAAATTAGCTCACCAATCGGGGTAACGTATTTGATTTCCATCTTTTTGTCTCTCCTGTTCGAGTAATGAATGGATGTTGATGTCCAAATCTTTAAGGCGTTTAGACAGTTCCTTTGGCACGGGTAAGCCACGTTGTAGACACAACAAAGCCTCCCCGATTGCTTTCTCACGAGGGTGCATAATGATTTGACCTTTTATTGGTTACGAGAAGCAGTACTCGCTGTTTAGGACGACGTTTATGTCGAGGTCACCCTTAGCCGGGATTTCTGGTAATTTATCAACCGCACTAAGAGGTATTTGCTGTTTAACTTCTTCAAGTATCGATGAGTATAAACACCACTCCTCATACATGTTTACGAAGCTATAACGGATGGCATCATAAATCAGCCAAGTATCACCGGGGACGGTGGCGAAGCTGTCATGAATTAAGAAGAAATCCTTAACGCCCTTCATAGCCGCATGTCGCACAGTCATCAACAGATGACAGCTATCAGCCGAGTGAATGATATTTGGGGACACCGCTGACCTGCTTTTACGTTTGTTAATTTTAACAGCCTTATCTGACCTGATAGATACCTGAGACCGCTTGTACACTTTAGCTTCCCGGTCATGTAAATATAGCTTAATCTTTTTTAAGTCCCAGTCGTTGTATCTTTGAACGACAGGAAAGCCTATAGGCGTAGTCCAACGCATGGCTATCTCATTGTGGGCGCATGTCGATGCCATCTCTTTGAAGAACTTCATGCCATCTGAAGCTGACTTGATAACTTCGTTGACGGCAATCCAGTTCTGCTTGGCTAAGTACTGACTTGCCTTATAGCCTTCGTCGTCACCGAATGGGTGTCTATCAAGTTCATTATTAATGACCATGTTTTGGAGTGGGCGCATCAGGTCTTCCATAATCTGATTGGCGAACCCATACTGTTCTGATGAATAACCAAACGTCATCACATTACGTTTTACAGTCTTACGACCAACACCGTAGTCTCGCCAAAGCCTTGCCTCAGGTTCATCACAATCTTTAATGAGTTCATTCACCCGGTCAGCTACAGCCTGATAGATATCTCTTGGTGCTTCGCCGGGTATGAGATTAACGAGAACACCGTCAGCGGATGATCTTGATGCCGCCGCATAGTGTTGAATGCCGGAGTTAGTCCCGTCAAGACCAACTGGCAGACCGCTAACGTAATCCTCGTGGTTGTCCATTTGACATGCGAGGTAGTACTCCCGACAAGCCGCCAAGAACTGAAAAGGACAATCGGCTTTGCTCCAGATGTCGTAGCTATCCTCAAAAGACTTACCTACAGCCATAACCTTACTCTCATTGTCAGTAACCCATTTTAGACGATCATCAAAAGACTTCTTGCTTACCTTCTCGAAGTCACCAGAATTGGCGACCTGAAGAGCAATGAAACTTAATCCGCTCTCACCCAATGGCTTACCGTTGGCAATCAAAAACATCGCCTTGATATGGTCGTCCCTGTGGTGATTAAAGTGAGGTATTGGATACACCCTGCCCCTAAAATCAAAGTTGTGAGGCAGAAAGAATTCGTCATACTGACTTAGATAGTCAGCGGTGTTCAAGTCCGAC